CCGAAGCGAGAATCTTATCGCCAGCGGTAATACCAGCAATCGCGCCACCAGCCAAAATGACCGTCTTGGCTTCATGGTCGATCGAGGTGATTACCCGCTCATCTCCTGTGGTCCGTGGAGTCACTGCGGTCGAGTTGTAGACGTTGACCTTGTGACCGATGCGGAGGAGACGAGTTCCAAAGCCATCGGTTGAGGACATCGTGAGGGTGTAGGGTCCAGCTCCTGACACGACGGCGATGGTCGCCAAGATCCCATCCCCACCCGTCATCAGCTGAGCATCCACTGCACGTCGGAACTCTTTCATGGAGTTCGCGAGCACATGCTTCACGCTGTCCACAACCGATTTGCGGCTGTCGTCAGTAGACCATTGAGTCTTTTTCTGCCACTCAACGGCATACTTGAAGGAGACAGTCGAAATGACTGCCTTCTCGAACGATGGACCTTCGCCGCGTCCCAGATCCCCACCGGCGGGATCAAAGTAACCGAAAAGACCACCCGGCCGAATTTCGAGTGGAATTCTCATGTCACGCGACGACACCTTTTCAACCGGGCGCTTCTCTACGTTCGCGTAGAACATCGCGTCCCGCTCGAAGAGGACCGGAACTTTAGGGTCTACCCTTTCAAGCTCCGCGGCCACGACCTGTGATTCAGTCTGGGCCATTTGTTTACCTAGCCAGCTCCACTACGCTACGAGTCCAGAATGTCGCGATCGCTGGTTTTGGCCCAATCGATTTTTTTGGGATTCGAGAACCCTGGGGCCTTACCATTCGTCTTAGCACCCTGTCCCATAAACGGTCGCTTCTGACCACTTTTCTCTGAGTCGCCCTTGGATGGATTTCGTGCGCCAAGAGCCTCCTGTCGGAGTCGATTCCTGATACCGGGAGCGATGAGCCTAGCGCGATCCAGCCACGCGCGTTTGATTCTGGATTTAGCTTCATCGCTGTAGCCGCCGTCTGCTGCTCGTGCCCAGAGAGCGCGGAGAGAGTTCTGAAAAGCTTTATCGGCTCCCAGACTCCTATCGACCTCAGCACGTGCATCCTTCATGATGGCTCTCTTCTCGAAAGAGGTCAAGCCATCCAATTTGTTTCCGAGAATCCTGTCGAGGTCGTTTGAAGCAGCAATACCTACTTCTCCAAGCGCCCGCGTGAATTCCTTTTGTTGATAGCCTTCACGCTCCTTGACAAGCTGTTTCTCAGCATCCGATGGTTCCGATCTTGCCGCTCGCTTGGAAATGTCAGGAATATCCCCACCGTTCGCATAGACGAAGTTAGCAAGATGCCTCGCCGCGAGTTCAAGATTCTTGTTCCCAGTCTTAACACCATGTTTGGCCGCATGGTAGATAAGCTCCTCGATGATCGGGGCAGAAAGAGCGATGTAGTCATCGGGGGATACAGCACGAACTGCCTCACCAAAGTTCTCTACGATTTTACGCAACGCCTTGGGATTGTTTTCTCCCAGCGTGTTCACCAGCAGCCGAGGGTCGCCCCGAGCTACGAGAGTCTGCTCTAGAGCGTTGTACTCATTAACCTTCTCGGCCGCCTCTTTAGCCGACTCGGTATCCGGGAAAATCTCGAGGAACTGAGGCGTCAGAAAGAACGCAGACTTTAGCTGCGGAAATTCCTTGAAAAGGTTTGGATACTTGGCTTTAATATCCTTGAGAGTCGCCGGGCCTTTGGCCTCGACTACTTCTTCCTTGTCATCGTCCTTTTCTTCCCCCTCAGCTTCCGCTTCGGGCTCTTCCTTCTCCTCATCGTCGTCCTCTAAAGCAGCCTCGTCCTTCTCGACTTCGGCTTCTTCGTCGTCTGTTTCAGGCTCCGATTCAGGGGCATCCAAATCTGCCAAGTCCTGCTTGGTCTCGTCTTGCCCTTGAGAGCCACCAGAACCAACACCATCACCGGGGGCTGCGAGGTAAAGTCCGAAATGCTTAAACATAGTGTCTCCGAGTTAAAGGTTACTGAGGAGGAGCAGACGATTCGACGCCCTTATCGTTGAGGTTTCCCGGCCCGTTCTGGTCAGGAGGTCCACCCGGTCCACCACCCGCCTGAGCCGCCATCATAGCCTGCTTCATCGCTTGCTGTTGGACGGCTGCATCGTGCTCTTTCTTATGAGCTAGGACGTTAGCGTAGCCACCGGGATTCGTTTTCTTGCTATCCTGCCCTACCTCTGAGATGAGCCATGCCTTACAGATTTCAGCCTCAATCTCGTTGTTATCTAGGTCGGGAGTGATAGGAACTGTCGAAATCATCCCCGGAGCGCCTGTCATTGGGTCGGGCGGACCCATCTGAGGCTCCGTTCGGATAAGCTCGGCAATCTCCATCAACTGCTTGCTTCGGTCGTCATCACCGGGGATATACATTTCCGGGAGGCCAATGATAGAAGCGACCAGACCGGAATTCTCAGGATGCTGGATGACCGCACTTACGTTCTCATCCTTCATCTGCATGAGATTCATGATTACGTCGCGCTTCTGAGACCACGAAATCGGAAATGACTCGGAGATTTCAGGCTCCACATCCCCGACATTCCCGCTGATTTCGGTTTTCCGTATCCAGACGTTAATGAAAGTAGATCCTTTAGCTTGGACCGTCTTCTCATCTTCCTGCATGTGCTGAGCAAAGGACTTTACGGCCTTTCCCATCACCTTCGCCCACCACTCCTGAACGATGGTCCATGTAGAACTAAGCCTCTGGAGCGCGGACGTGCGAGACAGCTCATACTCACGAGCCGTTCCACCGCCACCCTCTGAGGAGCCACCGTAGACAGAAGGATAGGAACCCATTACGAACTGAGCTTGACTTGTGTTCCTCGCCGAAAACTCCCCTACCTCTCGCGAGAGATTCGTCGCCTTGAGACTATAGAAACCCTCACCGAGGGAGTGCCCTGCCGGCGCTGTCGCTGGAGAAATTTGACCAGGACGCGCTTCCTGTCTGCGGTAGGCATCGAAGTCAACCGTTCGAGGATCAGCGAAAGTCTCTGGTATACCAAACTCGATTGTTTCCAGTGTAAGATTCGTGGTTTCATTCTCGATGTCCTGCAACGGAATCATCGTCGCCCCGATTGGTTCGGGATGCAGGGTCTCAGCTAAGGGACTCTCACTGATTGTCCAGTGGTCGTCCAGCTTGTCAGGCAGAATTTCGGCGATGAGCTCACGATTGATAACAACTACATAGCAACCGTCCTTATACTTGGCCTTGATAGGCTTTGCATCGTCCTGATTGATGTAGTTGTTCATCGCCCACGGACGCAACCAAACTCGCTGAACGGTCACGATGTCGCGTGGGAAATCGTTACGGTAATTCGTCGGGATTCTAGCTTCCTTCTCCCACGTATCCGGGTAGGAAGAAGCCTGAATCTTGTCGGCAATCTCCGGGTAAATCTCTCGGAGAAGCCCTACGTGCTCGTCGGTCTCAAGGATGAGATACGGAGTCGAAAATTGGTCCTTGCACCAGACGGGAATCTTGACGTTCAATGGCCCATAGATTTCGAGGCATTCCCGGTTTTTCGGGACATCGTGCTCGCCAATCTGCTGGGTCTGTATATTGTTCTGATCTTCGAAATCTGGCTGAACCTCGTTCCCACAATTTGGACATTGCTGTTGAGGTAGAGTTGGACCTTGAGGCGGTGCTGGAGGAGCTTGCTGAGCCTGTATCGGAGGAGGTGGAGCATCAGGTGCCTCTGGATGGAAACCACCCATCGTGCCTAGGGGTGTTTGCGGAACAGTCGGGTCTTCCTGAACAGGCTCCCCAGAAGGAGGAGGGATAGCCCCTGCAGGAGGAGTTGGAAACTGATGTTGCCCAAGCTGTTCTCCACAAGCCGGGCAATAGTGGGAACGGTCAGTGACAGAAACGTCGTCATAGTCGGGAACTTTGATCGAGCCGAAGCGATAGTCAGCCTTGTTCTCGTTGTAACAAGCTACCATCCCTTGATTATACAGGATGAAAAGAGCCTTCATCAGAAGCAGCTTAGCCCGATTGTGCTTCTGGATTAGCTCCGCAATCTTTGAATACGCCTTTGATGTTGAAACATCTTCTGGATCATCAGCGTCTTTAGGAGGGAATCGTACTGTAGGCAGTCCGGCTGTGAGAGCGCCAATAAGGATTTCTCCATGTGCCTTATAGACGTTAACAACCTTTGCAAAGAGTGCAGGGTCGATATCTGCTGTAGGATCGTCCTCTGCGATTTGTTCAGGTGTCGTCCAATCATGAGCCAGTTCATCCCACGCAAGATACTGGATGCTGTTCCAGTAGAGCATCCCCTTCCGACATTTACGAACGATGGTCTGTCGGACGAATTCTTCCTGCCTATCGTAGTCCTTGATGAGAGACAGCAGAACCCTAGCCTCGTCAGACTCCCACAGTTGCTTTGGCTTCTCGGCAGTCCCGTCGATTACTGCCATATCTGACGTTTCCGCTGTCAGAGGAGTAGTCGGCGCGGGCGTAATGGTTGGTATCATTCTGCTTTCTCAGTTTTCATAGGCTCAGAAGCGTTCGCACGAGCTTTGTCCGCGTTCTCCTGAACCTCGATAACCTTACGCCAGTGTTCCTCTCGCTGCTTCTTCTCGAAATCCCCACGCCAGTTACGATTGCGCCCGTGAACAGGCTGCATAGTCGCCTTGGTAGGTGCTGGAGGAACACCTAAACCTAAACGCTGGTCTAGGATCTCTTCCTGCTTCAAGAGAAGTGCATCGAATCGGTCGGAATCTCTATCCATCACAGCGGCAAGTCGGTCGGCCAGCTTGATATTCTCTTTTACAAGGAAATCAAGCTCGTATCTACAGCTTTCTATAATGCCATCGAGCCTAAAAATTTCGTGCTGTGCCGATTTTCTACCGAGGCCTAAAACGAAGTCGACTCGAGATTCTTGCACCCGAGAATCTCCCAGCGTGACGTGGTACAGATTCGGTGCTGCTTCTGAATTGCTTGTCGAAGACGGCCATTTGTCTGTTATACGTGTTCCAGTCTCCGGTTTTTTCCAGTTGAGTAACGATTTCACCCAATCTGCCATGCTTCTCAGCCAACTTACTTGAGAGATTCCAGAAGTCATCGATAGCCTTTAAGAGGTAACGTCCACCGTCGTAAGCGTCGTCACCAAGAAACTCGGCAACGTCTTCAGCTCGTTTTCCGTCTTTTTCTGAGTATACGCACGCTGGAACGACCTTACGAAACTCCTCGCAAGATTCGCAGACCTGAAGCTTAGGGAGATTGGATTCGTCGGATTCTGGTTCAAAAAGTTCAGTATATTCTCGATACGCTCTGGGGCCATTGTTTCTGAGGATGCGGAAACCGAGTTCCTCATTGTAGCCTTCAGCCGGGGTAAAACTTTTGGGCTTAGGCGACCATCTGAGAAATTCGTGCATGAGAGACTTGCCACCGACACGATCGTTATCTGCTTTCTCCCAAGGGAGTCCTGTAGCCTCAATGATTTGTTCTGCGAGAGTTTGATCTTCACCGCGTTTGCCCCAAGCCGAAGGATCTAGTTTACAACTGACGATAGAGTCGCGCTCCGACTGACAGAGACGTGCAATGTCTGCTCCCCAGACACTAATGTTAGTTTTAGAAAAGACTCTCTCACGATAAAGGATGGCTCGTCTATCTGGTGTAGCGACAGCCCAGCCGACCCAAGTTTTTCCAGGATGGTAGCCCCAATCGCATCCAAGAATCCGGGGCATCCAGATGGGTGGTTCAACATTTGGGATAACGTGACAAGCAGTATCTGGCTCGTCTGGGAATTTAGTGCCGAAGAACGGGTCTCTCCACTCCGTGAAGACCTGACCTGCAAATACCCACCAGTCGCCATAGATTTTCGCTTTCTGCTCTGCGAGAGGAAGGAGCCGAAGCCGTTTGATGTAACCGGGGTCTTTCTCAAGGAGGTATGGGTTATCGGTTAAAAGTGCGCGAATGAAGATACGCGATGTTTCCGAGTTCGTATCCCAAATCCTGATTCCACCCTTCGG